GAGAATTAGAAAAAAATAAATGGAAAATCATTGGAGAAAAGGTAGACAGAATTGATGAAGATTCTATATACTCAGTTCTTCAACCTATACAAAATAGATTTTCAATAATTCGGTCTATAGAACTTAATGATTTTAAAGTAGACGGAATTTCAAGAACAGTCGAAGCCTCCATAACCACTACTTTGAGTGATATTATTTCAACTGATGTAAGCTTCGACATTATATTAAATTATAATAAACTTAATAATTAAAATTTAATTATGGATTACAACAGAGTTGCTAATTTAGTACGTGGCCAAGAAGGAGGTCTAATGAAATTCATTGATTATCAGAGATATAGAGATAACAATAAAGAGTTCCTTCGTGGTGACATGTGGGAGTTCAAGATGGTCAATGCTCCTAAGATTGTTTACTACCCCGGCGATGATCTGATCAATACTCGTTTGAATTCTGTTCAAGTAGGTATTGATTATTCAACTACCGGAATCGAGAAGAGAATGCGCGGTGGTTTTACTATTTCACAGAGAACAAGTCAGAACACCTCAGGTACTCTTACTCTTCAATTTGTAGATCGTGAAGACACTGCTATTACCTATTGGGTAACTGACTGGAGAAATAGAATTTCAGATATGGATACCAGATATTCATTCAGGAAAGCTGATCTTGTAGCAGATTGCAAACTCGTTATTACTAACAGTTCTCGTGTAGCTGTTAAGACGCTTGAGTTCTATAACTGTCTGTATCAGGATGCTCCTATTAATGAAAATGGTGAAGAAGCTAGTGAAACCGATCGTGCTGATGTAACTCTTACAATGAGTTTCGAGCACTACCACAGAATTGAACATAACCTTTAAAATTTTTTTTGTGGGGAATTATGTCTTTGTATGTAATTCCCCACTTTATTACTATGATTCAGTTTAAACAAAAAGAATATAGTTACGAAGATCGTCATGTATTTCTATCTTTTCTTAGTGTTCTTAATGGTTTTCTCTGTAGAGGAAAAAATCTTCATTGGGCAGCAGAAGGAAAAGATATACATGAATACTTAGACGATATTCATGATATTATAGGGAAGTTTCAAGATGCAGTTGCTGAAGGTTACATGGGTATCATTGAACAAATGGGACCACTCGACGTACAATATGTAGAGTGTAATGAAGATGATCCTAAGAGATACATTGATCAACTACTTTCTGAAACATTAACTTTTTATAAGAGAATCCCTGAAGGAGCAGAGTTTAAAGGAATTTCGGGAGAAACTGAATCCTTTATTCAAGACGTTCAAAAATATAAATACCTTTTTGGACTATGCTAATAAAAAGAAAAAATAAACCCCACAAAACTTCGCGCGAAAGCTATAGGCACATCATAGGAGATAATGGGGAAGATATACAGGAATATAGTTCTAGTAGTTCTTATATACGCAATTTTTCTAGAGACAAGTGGGATACTATAGGGGATGCATTTCAAAGAATGAATTCAGTTAATGGTATAGATAATGAAAATATCCGATTAAATAATGAAATTATGAAAACTGATTTCAGAAATGGAAATTATTTAAGAGGAATAAAGCATGGATTTATAGTATCTAAAAAATCTAGAGAACAATTCAAAAATGGAACTTATGGAAGAGGTAAATGATGCTTTTCGTACAAACCCCGACGCCTCAACAATAACGGAAGATTTTTTTAATAAATCTATACATGTTTATGGAGATGAACATTTTCCTATTTCAGATAAAGTTGATAAGAAGGGGTGGAGACTCAATAAGAGTAGTGTAGGATGAGATTTAGGATGAAATTTCCCTGTTCGAAGTGCGGTGCTTGTTGTAGGAAAATAGGACGTATTTACCCAGAACTTGAAGGACCCGATGGAGCATGTATATATCTTTCTGAAGATAATCTTTGTACTATATATCCGAATCGACCTATTTGTTGTAATGTTGATAGATACTATGATAAGTATTTAAAAGATAAAATGAGCAGGGAAGAATTTTATGAACTTAACCTTGCAGAATGTAAAAAACTACAAGATGATGATACGATTTAGACAAAAACAGTTCTCTACAATGGAAGAGAATATGCAAACCTATCACTCTTTTCTTGATTTTGAGGAAAGAAATGGACTTCTTGGAGATTCCCCTGTGATGTACCTTAGAAATATAGGACATGGATTTTCTCAAATTGCACTTCTATATTCAAAACGAGAAAATGGTATAGTTCAAGCAACAGGAATATTTCTTAAAGATAGACTCTATCAATTTACTGCAGCTCCAGAATCATGGCCTCAAAATAATGATGGGATTATTTTAGGACTCGTTGGATATGTAGGAAATTTAAAAAAAGATATATTAGCAGATCTTAATTTTAGAAGAAAAGATCCCATCGTTCTTCAAAATGAGTTAGACTTTTTAGCAGAATGATTGTATTGAGAAATAAAAATTTTGGAATTGTTTCTGGAGAGATAGAAGCAACTAAGGATGAATGGAAGCAAGGAGGAAAATTAGGAAAAGCTGCTACTATTCTAAGTCCCGGAATAGGTGGTACATTTGCTAAAGTTAGACTTCAAAAAGATTTAGGTATAAAATCTCGTCTTGGACATTCTCCTCTAATAACGGGAGATAGTATTAATGATTATAGTACTAACAAGAGAGTATATAATCATCTCATGAATACTGGAAGATTAGATGAATTTAAATCTAATTATGGAAAGAAGGGATATAGAGTTAAAGACATAAAGAAAGAGATGAAGTCTCAAGGACTTTGGAAATAAAGAAATAAATTATAAAGATTAAAAGAAAAATATATGGAAATTAGTGTATCACTATTGCCCAGTGGGGGATACGGTTATGAATTCCCCACTGTTAATGTTACTCCAATGAATTTTCTTGGAGTTTGTCAGTATGTAGAAAACTATCCAAAAGGAGATCCTCTGGGCTCTTACCTATATGATCTCAAAACTCTCCAGGAGGATGATCAAAATATCAAGGAGTGTTATATTATGGATGTAGATTTCTTGATCTTCTATAAAAAACTTTGTACAGTATCAGGAGATTTATCTTATAAAGTACAAGTTAAATGCCCTTACTGTGGAAAACAGATAACAAAGAAGATCCTTTTCTCAGAAGATATTCATTTTAGAAAAATCGATGAGAAAATTATGAAAGGTGCAAAAATTAAATTGGGTGGACACGATTATGAAACTATTGTACCAACTGTCAACGATTTTATGAAGATATTTAATTTATATCTTAAATATAGAAAGGTGACAGACATTAAGATGATCAAAACTATGGCGTTAATTCGAAATTTTGATTATCAAGCAAACCAGATTGAAGATGATGTTATGGGCGCTACCCACTCAGACATCACTCTCTTAATGGCCCTCAGAGACCTTTATTACGATCGATTAGAACCTGTTATAGTAGAATGCCCCAACTGTAGAGACGATAGGGGAGAAAGGAGGGATGTGGCTGTGAGCGTTGATTCACTCATAGTCGACTTCTTTCATGACCTCTATGTCAATTCACCAATTGATGCATCTCAAATTGTATTTAAATAAATACCTGAAAGTAGATAATATTGAGCATTACACTCTTCAGAACTTAATAACATTAAAACAGGAATATGATAAATATCTAGACTTAACTGGAGGATATGATCCTGATTTCCCCAATGTTAATATAGGTAATAGAAAAGAAGGTCAGAAGATTAAGGGTAAGAATAAAATTCAGATTGAGAGGGGAATGGCTGGAGATGAATTTCCGGATGAGTTTGAAGAAGGAATGGATTTTTATAATTCACAGCATGAAAACTCTTCTTCTGAGGGAGATATTGAAGAATCTGGTATGGAAGAAATTTTAAACTTACATAAATAAAAATGCCAATAAACAAATCTTATGGGCAGGAAATGGACAAAAGAACCCGCGAACTTGATAAACGGAGTACGGGGGAAGGAGCCAATGCCCTTCAAGAACAACAACTTGCACAAAATCAGTTGCAAGCTATTCAGAATGAACAAAGAAGCAATCTTATGTCACAACGAACAGAAGCAGCTGCAATGGCACAACAGAATCAACTACTCTCTCAAGCTGCAGACCTGGGAGTATCAAGTTCTACTGCAGCTACTTTAGGAAAATATGGATTAAAATCTCCTCCACGCGTTCAAAGACAGCAAGGGAGACAAGTAAATGTTACTCCTAATAAGATTACTGTAATAAATAATACTAATACCACTACCAATAATCAATATCAAGGGGGAGGTGGTACTGGAGATAATGGCTCTGCGACTAAGTTTAAAACCTGGTTGAATAAGGTTAACATGCAACAGGCCGAACAAGCTTCTAAGAGAGACCGAGATTATGCTAGAAGAGAATCTAGTCTTACTCGGTCCGCCAATAAAATGCTCAGGAGAATTGAAAAGGTTGGTTCTAGTGTAGCAGAATCTTTTTCTCCACAAAATTTTGGTCAAACTTTAGGAAGTCAGCTTAAAACCTATCTTCTAATCTTTGGAATGCGATTCTTGACTAAGTATTGGGATAAAATTCTCGATGGTCTGGGGTGGTTCCAGGATACCTTTACTAGTTT